TGGCGGCCGTCAGGGTCAGTTGATTGAGGGTCTCGGCGTGCAACCGCGCCTGCTCGGCCAGTTGCTTGCCGTAGCGCCAGTCCTGGAACTGCCAGGACCCGGCGGCGCCGATCAGCACCAGCACCACGGCGCCGACCACCCTCCACGGAACGGCGATCACGCCAGCACCTGCAAAGCCTTATCGTAGAAAGCTTGACGCTCATCAGCACCGTTCGGAGTGCGTCCGCGCCGGCCAGTGTTGATGATGCTACCGATATTCGCGTTGTCGCCGGCATCGGCCAGCGTATTCAGTCCGTGGGTTGCCCACCACCAGGCAGCCGACATGCAAGCGTGCTGTGGCAGTTCCAGCAGTTCCGGCTTATTGATCAGGTCCAGGCCCATCGCCTCGCCGCACGCCGCGTAATTCGCCCGACCGGTAATCTGGATCAAGCCCCTGCCGCGAAACTTGGAGCCGTCGCCCGGCTGCGTATTGCCGAGGTCTTTTCGACCTTCGTAGCCGCGCTGTGAATCGGTCGGACCCCAGATCTCACGCACCCAGCGTAACTGGCCCGATTCGTGGCCAGTCTGGGCGATGAACGCAGCAACACGTTTCGCCCCGACGATCTGGTAACGCTGCATCGCCGTATTGAGGGCAGGTACAAAAACGCCGGCTTTGGCGCCGGCGTTTGGAAGGATTTGCAGCAACTGCTGCTGGGTGATAGCCATGATTTTCTCCGGCAATACGTTTTGCGGTTATATCAATTTACGAATGGTTTCGCCGATGCTGTAGAATCGCGGCCAATTTATAGGAGGCACAATGTCATTTTCGATGGATAGAACCGGTGCGATACCTGCACTAACAGGTGTAAGGTTTTTCGCTGCATTAATGGTTTTCAGTTCACATTACGCAATTCCGGGATCAACCGGTGCTTTCTTGACTTTTCAGCAATCGGGCTACGCTGGAGTAACCTTATTCTTTATTCTTTCCGGCTTTATAATTGCCTATAACTATCTTAATGAATTTGAAAAATCGCCTGCGAGTTCTATTCTCCCTTTCTATTTTGCACGATTTTCACGAATTTACCCGCTGTATGCCTTTTGTCTAATTTATGCATGGATGTCGGCGCCATCAGACTTGCCAATCCTCCCGCATTTTTTAGTTGCACAAGCTTGGTATTCTGACGTCTTGTATGCAATGGGCTTCAACGCTACAGGATGGAGCGTAAGTGTGGAGGCATTTCTCTACCTTGCCTTCCCTTTCATAATACCAGCAATGACTTATCTAGGAATAACAACCTCGCGCAAAAAACTATTTATAGCGATAGCAACGATAACAGCCTCAATCTTTTTTTCTGCAATTTATTTCTGGCTGTCTGGTAAAGGGGCGCTCCCTTTGAAAGATCCGAACTCCGCCCATCGTTGGCTTTACAGAATGCCGGCCACCAGGTTAATGGATTTCTCTTTAGGTATTTGCGCCGCAATTTACTACATGCGATTCTGGAAAGAGACAGAACGAAGCTCAATGAATTGGTCGATTATTATTTATGCTTCAATCGCAGCATCAGTAATTCTTATGGGGTATAGCAAAAATCTCATATCGTCCTTCAGCTGGGATGCTGCATATGCAATTCCGTTCACTCTTATAATATTCGGGCTAGCAACATCAAAGAAATCAAAGATCGCTGAGTTCCTTTCAAAACCGTCAGTAGTCCTACTTGGGGAAGCGTCTTTCGCAATGTACCTAGTGCACTTGCTTGTGAAAAAGCTATACCCAATAAGCCAAGACTCGATAACAAATCCTATGGCAATACATATTACATTCCTTGTAATTGTGATTTCACTCTCTGTAGGTCTGCATATTGTGATTGAAAAACCAGCTCAGAAATTTCTAAGAACGGCGTTTAAATCAAAAACAAAAATTAATATTGTAGAGCACCCATCAAAATAATAACTGCAAAATGCTTGGCGAAGATCCTCATCATCGCCAGGCATTGCTATAAATTTATTAACAGTTGATTATGCAGTTTTTGATTCTGGAAGTTCTTCCAGCTCTGCGAGCAGATCAACCGCGCGCACTTCTAATAACTCAAGCGCCGCCATTTCTTCTGTTCCAGCCCCAATAGAAAGTTCGTTAATAATTAACGATCTAATGTGACGAACACTTTCCCTATCAATTGCATCAAGCTCGGCAACAATCGGCGGTCGTGGATCAACGTAAGGAGGTGGCGGCTCAGAAAAAGAGCCTGTTTCCGGATTGTAAATCCAACCGTACTGGGGCTGCGGATCCATGTCGGTAACATCTACCAGAGCAGCAATAATCCATGGCGGCTGCCATTCTACGATAGGCATCTCCAGGCCTATCCGGCTAGGGTCCCCCGGTTGCCAATCAACTGGTTCGGAGTCATATGCGCGCCCAGGGTAATACTCAACATAAGTGTTATTGTCGTCGATTCTTGCGTAATTCCTGAACATTATTGGTACTCCCGGATTATCACGATACCACTAGCACCTGCGCCGCCAGCTCTGGGTGCAGGAACCGACGCCCCGTTTGCTGCTCCAGATCCGCCAGAGCCGTAGCTCAGGGCGGCATTGCCGACGGCTCCGGCTGTGGCCACGCCTGTGGCGGGAGAAGCACCATCCCCGAATACGGATGAGCCACCTTTACCGCTTACCGCAACAGCGGCCAAAATCGAATAGAACCCATATCCGCCTTGGGCGTTCAAATCGCCACCGGTACCGACGCCTCCCGGGCGCCCTTCGTAGATCCTGCCGTCTGGCGTAACGTTTGCGCCGTTGATCCCGGCCCCGCCACCCGACGCCGCAACAAGAATGCCGATGGATGAGGAGTTTCCCGCACCATTCGCGCCCCCCCCGGCGCCGACAGTGATCGACTGGCCGTTAAGGTCCGCAATTGCGAATCTCTTGCGAGCATAGCCACCGCCACCACCGCCACTCCCGGCAGCCACCTGTCCTGCCGCTGTTGAGTTCGCGCTACCGCCACCACCGCCAGAACCCTGGACTTCGGCTTCAGCCCAAGCTGAAAGAGGGTGTTTTGTAAAAGTTGAACTGGCATTTGAAAATGCTGAACCATCTACAGAAGATTGAAGCGTGCCAGCGTTATTGATGTAGATGGTCGTGCGAAGCAGACGACCCGTATTCACCTTCTTGATCGAGTCCAGCAAGTCGGCGGCACGGCCTTTTGTTGGGGTAAGGCCTGCGGCGGCAAGTACGGCCATCAGGTTTTCCTGGATATCGTTCAGCCAAGAAGCAGTTACTTCAGTAGCCTCGACCCCACCCAGCGGATCGCCATCGGTGAATTTGTTGTCGACCGTTGCCCCAGGGCCGTCGATTCTGTGCATTCGTCAGTCTCCGTACGCGAAGAGCGCAATGGTGTGCGCTGGTTTCAATTGATTTATCTTGCATTCGAGGGTGTCGTTTCCCCAGGTGCGCAGCCGCTCACCCGCTCGAGAGACCCCGGCACGGAACGAAATCACGGGGGTTTCTGGTGATCGAATAAGCCATGTGAAGACCCAAGCCCCGTTGGTGAGCAAATCCCCGGCACGCGATGCGCCGGCGCGGAACGGTCGGAATGTTTCAATGGTTACCGTGTATCCGAGCGCGCTGGCCAACTCGATGAAGTACGGCGCAGATTGCCCGCCCGTGCTGGTGAGCTTGGTGAGAAGCGCGTTCTTACGGCCTTGTTGTGTCTCTTCGAGAGCGCCAGAGCATTTATCTGGCAGGCCGGCAACCCGTTCCCAGTCGCTCAAGAGTTCATTGGTAGTGGCGGGATTTGCCTCCATCGGAAGCGCCTCGCCGCGGGCATCCACCCTGGCCAGCTCGATCGACATCCCATCCAATAGGTCATGCAGCGTGGTACCGGCATCCCTTGGGAATGCCTGACCGGGTGGCAGCAGCGATTTCAGCTGCTCCAGATAGTCAGCAGCTGTCGGCATTACGCCTCCTTAAAAGCTGGAGAAGGTTATGGTTCCAGGGACCGCCATGTGTCCAGCCGCGTGCGGAATGTCAGCTGTCGGGTTCACGATGGCGTTGTCCGATTCACCAGCTGCAATGGAAACCGCCTCACGCAGGCGACTGATGAGGATTGGATCACCGGGCTTCGCATCACGTACGATCAGGTCAGCTACTTCGGCTCGAACAGCAGCCTGTACGGCGGCAGTGTTCGGAGAAAGCTTCACGGTCATGTTCAGCGGGTCCGCTACGGGAGCGACCACGTATACCTCAGCAGTCACAGGGCATCGGGCATCTATGAAGTCCTGGACCTCGGCAACCTTGGCCGGGGTCGGGATGATGCTGGTCTCGCCATCGCACACAAAAAGGACGGTGACGGTACCCGCGCCCATCTGAAGCGGATAAACCCAGACACGCGTAACTCCGGGAACCTCGAGAGCCCAGAGCTCGTAGTCGGCAGAGGCGCCACCATGCGGCGGTTGTCGGATCCGCTTCAGCAGACGACTGAGCAGTTGAGGATCGGTCTCAACATCGAGCCCGCCCTCGATATCGGTTGCGGCAGATCCCGTCGATAGCACACCAGCGACTGGCGACAATAGAAAGAGTGGTGTACCCGCCGGTGCATCACCGGCAGCACCAGCCTCAATGGCAACAACCGTGGGCTGCAGCGTCGAACCGGTGAAAACCCCTTCAGCCAGTACGCGGTACTGAACGCCGTCCTGTCGCTGGAGAATAGTCCCGGCCGGCACCGAAGAGCCCGCGGCACCGCTGAGCAACGCCGCGCCCGTCGCATAATCGGCAGCCTTGCGGAACACCTTCCAGATGGCGGCCCAGCGCTCGAGGTACTCCTTTTCGGCCGTATCGATGATTGCCTGCCTGGCTGCCCATTCGAGGAAGCCGTACAGCATGTGCACCGCACCGGCCTCGGACCGAGCGAGAATACCGAGCAACGATCGGCGAAGCACGGCGCTTTGAACGCCGGTCACCCGTCCGCTGATATCGGTCGTGACCCGGTCGATAAGCTCCGGGAGTGTGGGTCGAGAAAATGGCATCAGGTAGCCCTCTTGCCGGCCTGGGCCGACCATTCGTAGTTGTATTGGTATCGAACTGCCTGGCCGGTGGGCCGGTAGATATCAATCACCAGTTGCATCCAGCCCTGCGAGATGTACGACGCGGCGACATCGATCCTTGTCGAAACCAAGTCGTCGATCATCCAGGCCAGCGCCTCCCGGCAGTACTGCTCAGCGCGGCTCAGGGTTTGCGGAAGCTGTTTTTCACGTGCCAGCAACCAGAGCAAAGAGCCTGTCTGATCGGTCGCGGACGCATTTGTGATGTCGCCCCAGTAGCCGCGTAGGTCGTCTTGTGGGTATTCAGGCGGAATCTGTTCAGGGCTCGCGCGCCGGTCGGTGAAAAGGCTGATGATCACGGCTGTTTCGAGTCCGTCATCGCGCTCAAGGTCGAATCCGAACAACACCAGGTCGCCGCCAAACTCGGTCATTACCATTGCTGCATCGGCCATCAAATGGGCACTCCAGAGTTGGCACTGCCGGCGGTCACGTTGCCATGGCGGTGGGTGCTGCCAATGTCTTTGCCGTTGTTGGTGACGGTACCTGTAGTGGTGATGTTGCCGACGACGTCCAGATCGCCAATCAGCTTGATCGTCGGGGCTACCAATTCGACGTGCTGCACGGCGGTTACCTTCACCATGTTGCGCAGCAGTTCGATTTTGTTTCCCTGATCGTCGTAGATGGCAACCTCGCCGGCCTGCAGCGGAATCCGGTACCGACGGTCGTCGACGACCAGTACGATGCCCTGCTCCCGATTACCACCGAGGAACGCCACGGCAACATCGCCCCCGGTCGGGTGGCTGGTGAACCCATAGTTCTGCATGTGCTCGACGCCATCGCGCAGTTCGTTCTTCAAAAGCTCGACCTGCACTTGCTGACGACCGTTAGCATCATTGACGCCGCGGAGAACTCCGCGACCGAACATCATCATCACGCGGTTGCCGAGCTCGCTAATTGGGTTACCCATCCTTTTTGTCCTCTTCTCCGATGGCTTCCGCCCAAATGTTTCTCCCGCCCTTCTTCGCCGTTTTGCCTTTCGCTCCTTTCTTAGAATCCGGCGGCTCAGGCGAGAAGGCCTGCGGGCTGACGACGTCGAGCTTCGTGGTGGTTCCGCCCTCGCCGCGCTCGTAGGTGGCTTGACGAATGATCATTTGCCCATCCATGCGCAGCCATGGGGATTTGACTTGCACCAACATGCCCGGCTCCCACAGCGGGCCGCCCGACATTTGGCGCCAACCCTGCACCGTGATGCTTGCCGATGCCGACTTACCCAACCGGCTGTTGGCTTCCCACGTCGCACGCTCCTGGGCACTACCGCTCGTGCTGCCGGATTCGGCAACTACCAGCAGTGGTCGATACCGCCTGACACCACTATCAGTGGTACCGCCCTCGATGTGCGCCTCGGTCTCGCCTTCGCTGGTTGGGTCGTAAGCCGCTTGCCCTTTGACCTGGTAACTACTGAACCGCTGGCTGTGATCGATACTGCCTGACGCGCTGAGAATGTTTTCGCCCTGGACCAGGCCCACCGCCGCGCGCTTGTTGCCGGCCCTGGTGATCAGTAACCCGCCGGCGCCGTCCGGCATCAGCAACAGCCGTCGCTGCCGGGCGTAGCGCTCGATCGCTTCGAAAGCCGTTTCGCCTTGCTGCAGCTTGCAGACCGAAAAGACTTCACCAACCGGTACGTCCGCTGACACGCCGACCCCGAACGGCTTGGCCAGTACCTGGGCGAAGCGCAACAGGTCGATGTTCTTCCACTCGTCAGGGGTATGCACCGCGCTGCAATCGATAAGGTCGGCCGTCCGGTCCCGGCCCTGAATGTTGATGGTGTGATCGTTCGCACTGAATGAAGGTTTGAAGATGTCGACGTAGCCGATCACCATCGGGATTCCACCGAGCCTGACCTCGCACCGGTCACCCGGGAGAATTGGCCAGGGCTCCGTTTGCGCCGACTTGCCTTCCTGCCCCTCCCATCGCTCTGTCAACGTCACGGTGAACGCCCCGGAAGAAGCATCCACAGCCCGTGTGACTCCGACCTGGGTCCAGCCGGCGTAATTCATTCCATTGACCAGCAACTCAAGGTCATCCATTTGCAAGCACCTCAAGCGATTGGCCGCCCGTCAGGAACCCGGGGCGTCGTGGTTCATTGCGCGCCACGATGTCATCGGCCCGTCCGGCATCCCCGTAGAGCTGGTACGCAACGACCAGTGAAGGAAGGGTCTGTCGAGGGGCAAATGTAGCCAGCCGCGGCAGATCCTGATCGGAATCTGGCACCGCCTGAACCACGGAGGTCCTCAAATCCGTGAGCGCCACGTAGACCAAATCATTGCTGGTCGTCTCGCTTTCATCATCCAAACGATCTGCCAGCTCTGTGCGAACAGTTATTGCAGCCTCGTAGCTGTCGTATTTCGTCGGCGCCGACGTGGTTTTCGTGCCGCCGCTCGAAACGTCCTCGGTCGTTTGCGTGACAACTGCAGCGGTTGCTGCTTGGGAAATCGCTGCCTGGCGCACCAGTCCCGCGACGGCGTTGGAGTTTTTCACCACCTGCTGACGGCTCGGCGTAGAGCCTGATCCGCTAACTCCGTCATCTCTTGAGAAGTACTGGTCGTAAAGGTTGACCAGCATGCTGAAGGCGCTGCTGCCAAAGGCTGAACGGATGCTGCCGATCGCGTCGACGACACTTTCGGCGAAATCGAACGGCGACTGGATCAGGTCGAATGCATCGGAACCGATGTTTTTTACCTTGTCGTAGAAGTCCGAGACCGCCTGTATATCGCTCGAAACGATGAACTCTGGCGAACTCAGGAAATCACTCAAATCCTTGATTTGCGCAGTTGCGGCATCAGCCACAAACGACGGGTAGCCTTTCGTGAGGAAGTCTGAGACAAAGTTTTCTTTGGCCGCATCCGTGACCTCGTTACCCTTTTCGCTGATCGCATTGACGCTATCGACCTTCGCCGATGGGTACGAAGCCTCGCCCGCCTCGAGGAACGTCATCGAGATAGTGCACTTGCCGCCTTCATCCGACGATTCGCTGACGGTCAGCCCGCGGCAAACCACAGTCAGTTCGCCACGGTATGGGTGAACAAGCACACCTGGGCCTGCCTGCTCGCACGCCTTGATCAGCTCTTCACGGCCGACGTCATATTCCTTTCCCAGCAAGTAGCCGGTAATCCCGAATTCCCTCGACTTACGCCCAAGATCCTCGGTGTACGGGATATCCCGCTGCGCCGTTTCGTGTACCGCCTGGCGCCGGCCGTGACTGCTGTCTGCCGTGGCCACAAAAAAGCCCACGCCGCGAAAGGTCGCGGCGCGGTAGTTGTCTCGCCAAGCCATGGGGAGCTCCAGTTATGGGGCCATCATTGAGAAGCCGATGTCGGTGTCGAAGGTCGCGCCCTGGCTGCCCTCGGTTTTCACCTTGGAGCCCGGCGGGACGTTGTTCAGGTCAACCTGCACCTTCACCGCCTGCGGCGGCTGCGCGAGTTGCTGCGCGGCTTCCTGGCCAATCTGCGCGGCCCGACGGCCGAGATCGGTATCAGCGGCATAGGTTCCGGCCGCCGGAGCGGTGCCTTCCGCGGCGCCACTCACGGCAGCACCGTCAATGCCGAGGAGTTTTTTTGCCCAGTCCGGTAAACCGTTCTTTATGGCAGCAACGGCTTCAGCGATTTTGGAACCCAGAATTGCCCCCAGGTCCCAACCGGTCAGGTATTTGATCAGCGCCGCGAAGGCATCCATCATCAGCGTGACCGGGTTCAGACCGGCCCAAATAGAAACAATGCCGGAGATTTTTTCTCCAATGATCGCGGCAATGTCCCATCCAGTCAGGTAGCTGACTAGGCCGTTGAATGCCTCCATCATCAGCGTGACTGGGTTGTACTCCAGCCAGAGCTTCACAATCCCATTGATGATCCCGTCCGCAAACGCGGCTTTGACGCTCGCCCACTTTTCTTCAAAGAATTTGGCGATGGCGTCCCAGTTTCGGTAAACGATGAACGCCGCAGCGCCGATTGCCGCGACCGCAGCCAGGAACCAGCCGACCGGGGTGAGGGTAATTGCTACGCCAAGCCCCTTCAGCGCCACTGCGAGATTCAGTACAGCCATGACCAGACCACCGCCGATGTACAGGCCGAGCGCAGTGAAGACCAAGTTGGCAGCACCAAAAGTGTCCGAGAGCGAACCGAAAATATCTA